ACTGATATCCACAGTCACAGCGCCCTGGGCCACGTCCTGGGTGATTTTGAGCAAGCCATTGATTGTGACTTTGAGAGTACCGTTGCCGGTTGCCAGATCATCCTCCAGACTGCTCCAGGTAATGCTTATCTCGCAGGCCGCCCCGGATGCGATAGACTTAGACAGCCAGCCGCTTGTATTAGACACAGTAAGCACAGCATTGTTACCGGTACCGCCGCCTCCACCTCCGCCGCCCGAAAACGGTCCCAGAGGGCCGACCACAACCTCGTTATTACTGGTCATGTAGAGATAGCCGTCCTCTACATAGGCATCGTCTATCTTGCCAGCCAGCATTAACTGGATGGCTTTCTGGCTCTCGTCCAGCTCTCTAATCGCATTCGTAGAGCTATTTTCTACATCGCCTATAGCCTTAATGGTCTTTACAATCTTACTTTCTACTGATTCCCCATCATTGCATATTATCTCGTCTGCATCCTTCGGGGCTTCCAAAGCAACTTCATATATTTTTTCTACAGCCTCACAGATCAGCGGGCGCATTGTTTTGCCTTGTATTGTCTCTTGCATCTTCCGCAGCGTTTCACGGATATATGCCATGTCAGCCATGCAGCATCACCGCCTTTCTTTTACTCCGCTAGACGATTTGTATTAATATAATCCATGATAGCCTGGACATGTCCCTGCAGCACTTTATCTACAACAATAAAATTACCTTTGTTTTGCTGGCTTACCAAATTTCCTTTTTCATCGACTTCAGAAAATGTATAAGCAATTCTGTCGCCCTCTCCTGTTTTGAGATGAGTAAAACTTGTTAATTTCTTCATGCATATGCCTCCTCTAATTCCTGATAATATTCTTCTACCATTTGTGCTGCTTCAGCTTCGTAATCTATGTCCAAAGCGTCCTCAGGCGCTTTTTCATCCACCTCTAAACGCTCGGATTCAAACCCCTTCTGCTTTGCCTTTGCCTCCCAAGAAAATGGAAGGCCCGGCGTTCCGGCAACTACAAAATATCCTTGTGTTTTCTGCAAAACATATAAGTCTCCTGGCCCTTCTTTTTGTAAAAACACCTGATAGTTTATAACTGTGTTTACTGTCTCACAAAAAATATCATCCATAGTAACGAAACATAACCCGTCATCTCCGATCACTCCAGAACCAATATCGCCAAAATATGGGTTTGCCATCTCATAACAGTACAGCAGACGTTCATCATAATCTTCTGTTAAAGCACACCGACTCTTCGTGCCAGCAACTGTCAGGCTTCCTGCCATATAAACACTGCTACCAAAATAATGCGGAGCATGAAACGCCCCGGACCCCTGCCCACCCCCATACCTATATGCGACACTTCCACCCCCATTAGCCACAAAGAGCATTGCCTTATAGGTGCAGAATGCAGTATATCCTGTATCAGAACTGTCATATACAGGCTCTAAATCCAGGGCTAAAGCATTGTCCACGTAAAACATCAGGCAACTCCCATTCAAAATCCCTTTTAATTTGTGAGACCCATTTGTTGCATTGCTAGTAAATCCATCTTTGTCAACTGTGTTCTTTACCGCTCCACTTGAATCCAGCACCCTGATCTGTCCATTTTTATTGTTACTGCCTCCAACCGTTACTGTGCCACCTATTTGTGCCCCCGTACAAGTCAGCACACCATCCTCTGTCATACTGGAATATGTAGCTGTCCATGAAATTTTTGCTGCTTTCATACGGATACTATCGGCCCTCTGCTCAAATATGGAATCCAGATCATTTTCCGATACCTTCATAGCAATTTCATTACTGATCACCTGTATCTGGGCTTCATTATAGACCTCATAGCTGCCAAGTAATTCAACATCGGAAATTAGAATAGGTATTGCCGAAGAAGTATCGTAAAAATCAAGGTTTTTCTCTCCTTCTTCCACGACATCATATTCAAATTCAAACTGTGACCATTCATCTGCTTTTAATGCCCCAACCTTTGTATATTTGGTAGAACCATCAAAGATACATTTCACCCTTACGCTGCCTTCCGCTCCGGCCTCGATTGCCGCCTTGAACCGGACTGTATACTTCCCAGCATCCATATTATAACTTTGCCGCAGATAAGGAGAGGAAGAGCCATTTTTAAAGCGGACACATTTTCCCAAGGTACTGTGATTATATATCGTGATGTATGTTTCATCCGAAATCAGCCAACTGTTCAGGCCATCCGAAAAATTACCATTTAAACAGTAATCATGTAGGGCGTAGGACAATTTCTCCATTACACTCAGATTAACTCGGCCTTCCATAGCCTGTACTGCCGCCGTGGTATAACTCTGGGCATATTCCTTCGCACCGGTTTCTGCATTATCAATCTGTTTTTCCACTGTCTGTTTATATTCCGTTGACAATGATTCACCTTGAATGGAATTTGCCTTTACGAATTCACCCAAAAACACGCCGTCTATCGTCCACGCATTTTTATATGGGCCATCATAACCATTACGTGAAAATGCTATGCCAGACATATTGATCTGCATCACATGCTGGGCAGCCTCTTTGGTCGGTGCATCCATATACAGATCACGTAACCACCGGCCGTCCTCATCGTACTCTGATACTTTGTAACCACCCTTGCTCCCGGTCATCATCTGAGTAGCATTTTCAATGGCAGACTGCAGCCATGAAGTGGTTACTTTTACGTCATCAATCTTCTCATCGACTTTTTTATTTGTATTGCTGCTATGCTCCGCATATCCTTTTTTGGTCTCATCCCCCAACAAAAGCAGATTTTTATTCGGTTCATGTAAATAAATATCCAGCTTTTGTACTGGAAAATATCTATCCATGCCATAAGGAGCTGCCACGGCATGCACCCGATCTCCCAGCTCAAAACTGTCAAATCTATGGCTCAATACAGACAGATCCACAGCATTGAGTTCCAAGGTCATGGTCTCATACTGGTTATCATGCAGCCATTGCTCACCTTTTTCTTTCAGGTTTGCAGGCATTCCTACATCATCCCATTGCTGTACAGCCATGATCCACCCATACCGCTCCACCGCCTCCGGGATATAGAGATAATTTTTCCCATCATTGACAGATGTTATATCCAGATATGCCTCCAGGCCTTCGACAGGGCTTTCATCCAGTCTCACTCCATGCGGTATTACTGCCGTATACAGATCATCTGCTGTGGTATCCTCACTGTAATCCAACAGGTTCATACCAAATTTTATAGGTTGTTCACATATCTTCCCATAGTCCGCAAGGGTCAGCCAGTCAAGATACCTGACGCCATCCACTTTCCGGATTTTTAGGTAGCCTCCCAGCTTATCCAGTAGCTTCTCTCTAATGGCTTCTAGAGTTGTTTCCTCGTTGGTAAAACGATAAATACTATCATTATCATCATGAATTGTCACAATCCCAACTTGGAAGTGCTTCTTCGTCTCTGTCATATCATTATGCCAGAGCACCCACGTCTCCAGCATTTGACGCGGGCTTAAATCGTGGTATACCGCCTGTGGTTGGATACTATCAAACAAAAAGGCCAGCTCGCCCACGCAATACACATGCTTGACGTTGTAGAGGTCACGGCTTATGTCGCGTACCTCTCCGTAAAACAGCTCCTTATCGTCCTTGACAACCTGCACCATTGTCACACGGCTGGCAATCTGCCCGTAAAAAGCACTGTCCGGGGCAATGTCAAACTCAAAAGTCCCCGAATCGTTCATGGCCAGATGCAGCTCACACCCTGTCAAAATCAGCAACTCATCCCCGGGATAATAGGCCAGCTCCCCATCAATATAAACTTTATACATTTACAATGACCTCCCTCTAAAATCTACGGATAAGGTGCCAGTCCCGGCAAAAGTGAGTGTTTTGGTTATGCCGCCCAGACGCACCTCCGGCAGCCTGGTATTACCCACCGGCAGAGGATAAGACTTGCCGCCATAAGATAAGGTCAGGTCATTAGACGCAGTAACCGCAAAGATGGGCACTACATCCAGTCCGGAGCCAAGTATCTCAACCGTCTTGCTGTCTGCAGTTATCTGGATGTCTTTAACTTCTCTGATAATCCCTGTCTCAAAGTTGAATGGATCCCACAACCAATCTTCTATACTTGTTTGCACGTCATATTTGTACGGCTGCACATCCACAATCATCGTAAATTTACCAATCCTTGCAACTACATCCACATCTCCTTGCACCTGCGCTCTGCCATAATAGTAATAGCCAAGGTCATCATCCGGCGTAACCGTCACGGTCTGTCCATGATAGGCATTTAAAAAAACAGACAGGTATGTACGCCACGCCTGTCTGTTCTTCCTAGCCCCCAGGACCATCTTTATTGTTCTGTTTTCATAATGTACCACGCCGTCTATCTCTGATAAATCCAAGTCAATTCCAAATGGTACTTTAATCTTATTTGTCTTTGGCTTTGGTGGAGATATTTCCAGCGATTCAACTGTAAGTCCCCATTCGTCTGTATGTTTCCCGTTCAGGGTAACTCCCATTTGATCACCTTCTTTCTGCTCGTTTCCGGATAACTTCCATCCCTTTATCCGCTGCCTGGGCCACTTCCGTCTCAAACTGTCGGCGTGATGGATATAAGGACACTTCCTTATTTGCTATATTGGCCAAATATGGGAGGTATTCTTGCAAGAGATTGATTGCATCAGCAAAAGCACTGCCCTGAGCTGCTACATTGCCTCCTGCAGTCATATTGCCCGAATTGACATCCGGTATTGCCATACTGTCCGCGATCACTGCATTGACATCCTGCATCTCTTTTTCATATCCCACTCCGAATCCTTCTGCAGTAAATTTTCCGATGCGTTCAAAGACTTTAGACGGGGAGTTGATTTCCAGTTGATACTCAGCCTCTGCTACAGCATCCGCACACATCTGTGCTACCGCATTGATCACCTCAGATTCGCCTGCAGAGATACCGTTTGCCAGACCAACAGATGTATTATAACCATCCATATATAACGTCCAGGAATTTAGGCTGCTGGCTTCATTTGTTACCGCATCTACAAGACTCTCTGCCGCATTATGTACACCGTTTATCCCGCTATCCATGCCGCTTATCAAGCCACCTGGAACTTCCATTCCTGTTGCACGAAACCGTTCATGTGTGATCTTATCATTTA